ATGGAACAATAAGAACAGAGTTACCAGATGGAACAATAAGAACAGAGTTACCAGATGGAACAATAAGAACAGAGTTACCAGATGGAACAATAAGAACAGAGTTACCAGATGGAACAATAAGAACAGAGTTACCAGATGGAACAATAAGAACAGAATTACCAGATGGAACAATAAGAACAGAGTTACCAGATGGAACAATAAGAACAGAGTTACCAGATGGAACAATAAGAACAGAGTTTCCAGATGGCACAATAAGAACAGAAACACCAGACGGGAAAGTAACAATTGAATCACCAGATGGAACACGAATTGATACGCCAGAGCGTGTAAGAGAGATTGATGCAAGAAATAATGCTGATACTGCTAGGAATAGAGCAGATAATAACTTAGAAGCTTCTCGTAACTTAGTTGGTAAACTAAAAAATTTTTTAAGAAAAGTATCAAATATTTTAGGACAGTTAATAGTTATTGTTCTACCTATTGTAATAAGTATGCTTCCTTTTCTTTTATCTACTCCAAAACCCCCACGATCGTTAAACCCATTTTCTTTTACTATTAGACCACCACCTCCACCTATTATATCACCTTCAGGTGATGATAATATTTTTGCTATTTATAGGTATGGCTCCCAATCACCAGAAGCAGCCCAACCAGAAGAATATTATGAATCTTTTGGAAATATTGTTTTTCAATTAACTGAACAACCATCTGAAACAGTTTCATTCCAAGTAACTTCATTATCTGATAGTTTAGAGTTTTATGAAAATATTGTTACATTTCCTCTTGAAAATTGGAGTGCACCAGTTTATCTTAATTTTATTTCTAGTTTAGAAAGTTCTGCAGATGGGATTGTATATGATATTAGAGAAGATGTTTCTGAAAAATTAAATAGATTGAAACAAGAAAAAAGAGTAGATAAAAGGCCAGATATTACAATCGGTTCATTAGATGATTATTCCACAACAAATGAAGAGATAAATGCTAGAAGAAATCGATTAGAATATATGTTAAGACCTTCAGAAACAATCCAGCAAGCATTAGCAAAGATTAATAAACGTGTGCAAATGCGTGAATCATTAGTAGAACCTACTTATGGTGGAGGATATAGCGAATATAGAGGAATTGTAGAACCTACATATGATACTAAAATAACTGAAGAACAAGTAGAACCTACATATGATGATTCTGAATATAAGATTCAAGAAGATAAAGTATATCCTTCAGAAAAAATTATTAGAGAAGAAACATATGAACCTATTGAAGAGGTTGTAGATCCTACTTATGATGATTCTGATTATAAAGATTATAGTGAAACAGTAGTCCCAACTCTTGATGGCGGACAAGAAGAGGAATCATATGAAGAAGATATTCTCCCAGAGTTAGATTATGATACGATAGTTAGTAAAATAGATGAAACTCAACTAAGTGATAATTATAAAGCAGAAATAGAATTTATCTTATTAGAAGATATTACATCAGAAGTAAACATAGTAGTTAGTGTATTAGACCCTATTTGGACTCTTAAACCATATATAATAACATTTAATAGTGAAACTCCTGCAACAACTTCATTCTTTTTTTCTCAAGAAATCTATACTACACTCCAAAACTTATATGCTGAACAGTATGCAAATCAATTAGAAGATAAGTTTTATAATTATATTGAAGATGAGTATGAAACTGGTATGAATAGTATATCTGAACGAGAAAAACTAAATAGGATGAGAGAAGAAGAAATATATGATGATGTTTATGATAAAGTATATCAACAAGAATTATCTAAAATAGAAGATGCAGAGTATATATTAAAACAATTAGGAGGATATAATAAACCAACAGTTTCACGTCTATTTAAAAGAACTAGAAAACTACCTAGAATAGTAGAAAAGTAAGCTAAACCAACATAGATAGCCATCTTCTTTAAATTCACTAATAATAGGAACTAATTCAAAAAATTCTGGTTCTATTTGTATTATAGAAGCAATTATACTTTGGTCTTTTCCAACAAACTTATTATTTTCTAAGTATGATAGTAACATATTATCATACTTATCATAGTATTTCAGCCATACTTCTTTAGTAGCAGCTAAAATTCCTCCACCAACACAGTTTATTTTTTGAAAATCTGTTTCATTCTCAAAATCTGTTATTCTTAAAACCATAAATTTATCTTCTAAAATTCTATCACTTCTTGGAAACTGTAATAAACGTGGGATCCATTCTGGATGTCTACATATTCCAGCATCACACCATACAAATTTAGAAGAACTAAAAGGATTTAATTCAATCGCTTTTCTAACAAACTCTTTTTTCTCATACCATAACGCATAAAGTTCTGGTGTGTGATATTGTTCATGATCTTTTGATTTCTCATTTATCCACATATCAGTTCCGTATCTTTTAAACGCTTCTAATTCAGAAAATGCTAGTGGAATAACTCTTGTTCTATCTTCCATACCATTCCTAGTTAGTTTAATCTGTTCTACTAATTCTGGGGTAGTAAAAAAAACTAGATTACATGGAATATGTTTCCAAAATTCTAACCATTTTAAATATTCTTCTACAGAGTTTTTAGATTTTACAGGGTAATAAGCAGAAACAACTGTTACATCTTTTACTAAATCTTTATAGTAGTTTATAAGTGCAGTAGGATTCTGTATACCAGAATTATTGAAAGCAGAATTTGAATGAATTCTATGAAAGATAAAAGGTTCTTGGATTGTAACCAAAAGTTTATTCTGTAGAACTAGACGAAACCATAAATCATAATCTTCTAAATTAAATCTATTTATCCAGAATCCTAATTCCTTTTTCATTATAATACTAGAATTTACAATTGGATTAATATTAAATAACATATCTAGAGTAACAACACCATGTGGTAGAGTAGGAACATGGTTTAATTCTCCTATATACTGACAGTTTGTAGATAAAACATCTACAAATGGATACTCTTGTATAAGCTTCTTCTGTATCTCTAACTTATTAGGAAACCACATGTCATCAACATCTAATAAACAAATATAGTCAGTAGTAACATCTTTCATCATCTCATTTAATGTATTTACTTTTCCAACTGTATCATAGTTTTTTACTAAAATTCTTGGATCAGATTTTTGTTTTAACATTTTATAAATACTATTATTTTCATCACCATGACCATTTACTCCGATAATCCATACCCACGATTCTTCTGTTTGTTGAATAACAGAATTATAACACTCTTCAAAGAATTCAATTCCATTAAAGAGTGGTGTTAAAATAGTAACAAAACCCATTATTCTTAATTAAAAAGATTTCTTTAACTGATAAAGTGTTTCTAACAAGTTTTCTGGAATTAGAGGAGGAAATATGAAATTATTCTTATTTGTAATTACATAAGACCAAGCAGCTTTTGTTTCATCTTTTAGAAGTGTAGAAAAATCATATTCATTATATTTATAGAATGAATTAATTATATCAGAAAATCTACTACTCATTTTATCTTTTATTTCTTTTATACACCAAATTGAAGCAAGAAGTTGAAAAATATCTCTACCAGGTTTCATACATATAGTATTAAGATTAAATATTTCTTCTGAAGCATCTATACAGATACTATTTAATCCAATGCAAGCAAATCCAAAATCAAGAATACATATATGAAATTCTGTATTTAATATATAATTTTTATTATTGATATTAACATTCATACTTGTTGGTTTTTTAATAATAAGTAGATTAGTATAATGTAAATCTCTATGATCCAGACATAATAATTTTTCTAGATAGTAAAGTGCTATACATATTTGAATAAAAGAATCTATAAAATCTCTTTCAGGATTCTTTGAAGATTTAATAAACTCTTTAAAGAATATCCCATTTTTTAATTCCATCGAAAAATGAACTATAGAATTTTTTGTATAGATATCGTAAATTTTTGCTAACATATATTCTAATTTCAGAGTTTCAAGAATTTTATAACTCATAAACTGTAAAATAGCTTCTTTTAATAAATCACTCTCTTTATAAATTGGTATTTTTACTAAACAAAATTCACTCCTACTAGTTGTTCGTTTTACTAAAAACAATTTCCCATATCCTCCTCTATAGTATTCTTTTTTATACTCTATTAATGATTGCTTATCTCCACTCTTATTAACTATATAACCTCTTATATCTTCGTATGGTAATTGTTCTCTCAATTGATTAAAATTAATAGATGGACTATCTATATTTAAATTAATCCCTAGTTCTTTTATGTCCATCTAATTTATATAGTTAAATATATCATTCTCAGTTAGTGCACCTTTTGATTCCAATAAAACCGCATAAATTTCATATGGATGTTCGGTTTGACGAATACTACTACCGTATTTCTTTGTAAACTCTTCTGGTGGTTCATGTTCTAGAATTCCAGAAACAGTATCATAATACATAATATTAACTTCATCAAAAACAGGGTTGTAATCACTTGCAAACATAGGGATAGGAATCCAGCGATTTTTAAATATGTAGAAAGGTTCTAAAAAAGTATCTGGATTATATCTAACTTTATCATACCATCGTTCTGGAATTTTTTTCTTATCGATTGGTGTCCAACCTTCTTTTGCCAAAAATCTATCCCACGCTTCTTTATTATTTCTTTGATGAATATGCACCGCCTCATGAAAAAGAGTTTTTTCTAATGATGGAAAACGAGCGTTACTTGGGATACAGATTACATTCTTAGGTCTTGTATGAGGAAATCCATTTTCAGCGGTATGATTTAACTGAACAATTTCAATAGAATCAAAAATGGGATGTTTCTGTGTAAAATCTCTTATATTTGTATAGTAAGAATTATAACTTGTAATGTAATGAAAATCTTTTCTTGCTAAATTATTTAAAAAATTATTCTTACAGCTGCCTTGAAATTTATCAATCTGTTCTGCTTCTTTTATGGCGTTCATAAGTCAACTGCTACTACTTTACCATCTAATTTCTTCTGCTTCTTTTTCTCCTCATCATGCTGTTTAATTAAATATCTATCAAGTTTATCAAAATTAATTACTTTTTGTTTTTTAACGACAGGTTCTATTACTGAATTTGATTTTACTGTTTTATTTTGTGGTGCTACTTTTATTTCAAATCCAAATTTATTTGCAAAGTTTCTAACATTCTGATTATTACATTTTGCATAAATACTTTTAAATAGAAGTTCACCAGCATAATGTTCCTTTTCTTCAATACTCAGCGACTGTTTTGGTTCTGTATAACCGGGCATCTGTTCAACAAGTAGACCAAATAGCTGTGTAATAGGATTATAAATCTGATGTTCAATATAATACTTGTAATCAATCTTAAGATTATGTTGTTTAATATAAGCAGGAGTTTCAATACGGTCTCCTTGTAGTTTGGAAGCTATTTGTCCTACAGTTGGTTGAATATACATAAACTGGATTCTTTCACCAGAACTGGGGGCGTTCCCAGGATCTCGTAATGTAATACGTTCTGCTAAAATCTTATGAGCGGGAGGTGTCGCTGCTTTGTATTCAGATCTCAACGATTTTGTAAGTGTTAATTGATGTTCACTTATCTTTCCATCAATTAAATCGTTACATGTTGTTTGAACAAAGTCAAACGCTTTTTTAGGATTCTGCTCATTCAGTAGAATCTTAATTGCGCCTCCATAGACGTTCTTAACGATAGCGGCATAATCACGTCTTTTCGTAGCAATTCCCATAGATGTCTGTTTATAGTTATCTGGCGAATCTTCATACTTGTTCCCTACATAGCGTTTCTTACTAAAGATAATGAATGGATAGAACACTTTATCATACTCAAAATCATGTGGCTTTTTTAGACAACGTGTTACAAACTTACCAGCTTCTTCTGTCATAGCAATTGTTTCTTCGATTGCTTTTCTACCTTTTAGAAGTTCACCCGTTTCTGGATCTTTTACATTAAAATTCACAAATAATGAATCTGTATCACCGTATACGATTTCTGCTTTACATCGTGGGTCATTCGCTTCTTTTCCGTAGAAACTTTCAATTGCATCTTTAGCAAATAGAATCTGTTTACGACCATATGCTGTAGTAGAAGCAGCCAAATGTTGAAGTCTCACCTTAAAAGTAGATGAGCCTAACTGCCCATACAACGAATTGGCAGTTAGTTTATACGCAAGCTGCTCCGCATCCAACAACGCTTTACGAAATAAGTCCGATTCTTTTTCTGCTTCTTTACGTTTTGATTTTCGTGCTGCTAGTAGTTTTGTGAGAATATCTGGGAGTGTTCCTTTTGAATCATCTGGTTGCTGGACGTAACGACAGATACGAACCCCTGTTTTTATTTTTACAGGATTTTTTCTTGTATCATTCGGGTCTGGTGCCCAAATATCAAATTCAATATCTGTGAAAGCTACACCTTCAACAAGATACTTCTCAGAATCTTCTGAACCGAATGAGAATCCAACAAACTTATTGCTATTATCATAATCTTTTGTCCACAATAAAGTATCATAACTAATATTTTCAGAAATGATAGACGAAGGATATAGAGACGCAAAATCTGCTACGCCAATAGGAGATTTTACGTAGAAGTTTGGTTCAGGGACTAGAACAATCGCACCTTCATAAGTTTCTTCAACAAAATCTTCATCTGTTTTTTGAATAGGATTAGGAAGAACTTCAATCAACTGTTTTCGTTTTTCACACTCTTTGAAAATCAAACTTTCACATTTAATCCCTTGACCACGAGTGAAGATATAACTAATTGGGACACTGCAAGTATTTGCCATGGCCATCGCATTATTAAATACATCCAACTTATTTAGCAACTGGAATACAAGAACACAATCTTGAATACAGTATTTTGCTACAATTGCACGTCCTTCATTCCCTCCTTCACGATGAAGTCTGAAGATTTCAGCAGGTGATACATCATCTTTTACAATCGCCCATGAGCAGATTGTTTCTAAATCATTTGTTTCCAAAGGATCATTAGGTGCTTCAACCACTAAGCCTTTCCCCTCTACCACTTCAATAATCTTTCGTTTATCTACAATTGTATCACCAATTTCATCAAGCAATACTAGATATTTTCCTACTTCCGCATCACTTGTAGCCTTCGTTTCAATAAACCATGTGCTTCCTTTTGTTACATCAATTGATTTTAGTTTACCACTCATATAATAACGACAGACATCGTCAAGCTTATAGGAGGCAAGATTTTCAATACGTTTAATATAGAAGTATAAATCAATTTGTAGACGGCCAATAATTGACCAGATATACAACGTATTATCACCTAATGCAGATGATGAAAGCATCTTCTTTTTTAATTCTACTGGCCTATCTACACGCGATAGATTCTGAAAGATAGGGCTCTTTTCTAACATGAGTTCTTCCATGCGTTCATGAAGATACTTCATATCAAATCCAAATACGTTATAACCAACAAGAATATCAGGATTCTTTTCATTCAACAATTTTAGGAATCCTAAAATCATCTCACGTTCATTCTTACAGTTATGGACGACAACATCTTCAATAGGGTCAGAACCGTTCATAACAAAGATATGTTTATCATTTAGTTCTTTGTTAGTAGAGAATACAATACCAATCTGAATAGCTGGATCACCCGCGATAGGGTATCTTTTACCCATAAACTTATTTAGAACTTTAGTCATATCTGCCACAAAGTAATTATTACGTCTATTATATATATTTTCTACTGCATTCTTGAATGATGATTCATTCATAAAGTTCTCTAGAACACTATAAACTGGAATACCATTTTTAAGTGTAATAGTTTTAGATGTTGTAATAGCATCACAGATATATAGTTTGAAACTATCAAAGTCTTTTGTTTTCTCAGATAGTTGTTTAGCAACTCTTGTATAATCTTTCTTTGCTAGAGGAAAGTCGCCAGATTCACTATAGCACTCAATATCCCAGAAACCGTATGTGAACGGCGCAATCCCAGAACCATTCTGAGGATTTATATCTTGCCAATCTACTGAAATGTTTTCATCGTATTCAGATTCAACAGATGCCCAACCACAAGGATTAATATTTCTTAAATGAAAGAAACGAAGCATAGGATCAAGATTTGCTTCATATACCTTTAAGACTTTCCCGTTCATAGTCATAACAGGATTGTTTTTTTCATCTAAGAATACTTCTTTTAACTCTCTGAAATCCTGAAGTGATGATACAGATAATTTTACAAATGGGAAACTATTTCTGTTAGTATATCCATAGAGTTTCTCATATTTAGTATACTCTTTTTCAGTATTCTTAAATAGTTTTGATGAAACTGTATCTACATCAATCGATTTAAGAACTTTGGCTTTCTCAAATTGATTTTCCGCTTCAGCTTCATTTATTTTCTTTTGAATCACTTCTTTCTTACGTGTCTCAATAAATTCTAGAAGTTTATCACAGAATAATTTGTAGGTTTTTGCTAAGTTATTTGGGAGTTCAACATAGAAGTAAGGAGAGAAATTTTCAACTTCAATATGAATAGATTTATTATCTGCCGTTTTACCAAATAGATTAACAATATATTCTTGTTTATATTCTCTATTGACTATTTTTCTACTTACTGTTACATCATCATCAAAGTAGTCTTCATGAATATATTCAACTTCCTTTACTTCTTCTGTTTCTTTAATTACTTTCCTATCTTGAGAATAACAATCCAAGATTTGAAAGATCACCATTTTGTATAAATATACTACTTAAATAAATAAACCAATTTTTTAATTTTTACGTTTAACAGTTCGTTTCTTACTTTTTTTCTGTTTTTTTCCTGTTAATTTACGATACAAACCACCACCACCTCTTAAGAGAGGTGTTGTTCCTTGTGTGTTATTTCGTAAGGGTTTATTCTCTTCTCTGATTGAATTAGAAGCAGAATTTAAACTTCTGATTGGTTGAAGAGGACTTGAAGTTCCAGAACTTAGTGTGCTTACTGTATCAGAACTAATATTAGGAGGTGTAATATTTTCAATCGTAGCGCCAGGGGTTTCTTCTGTAGTTACACTTATATTACTATTATTAGCATTCATTCTGCCAGTATTCAAAATGCTACTATTAATGCTACCAGTATTCATTCTACCAGTATTCATAGTGATACCAGTATTCATCTTACCAGTATTCATATTACCAGTATTCATAGTGATACCAGTATTCATGTTACCAGTATTCATTCTACCAGTATTCATGTTACGAGTATTCATGTTAACAGTATTCATATTACGAGTATTTAAAGTGTTACCAGTATTAGCATTCCTCATACTGTTCATGTTACCAGTATTAGAATTCCTCATACTGTTCATGTTACCAGTATTAGCATTCTCAACACTACTATCTTCATCGCTAGTATTCAGATCCTCAACACTACTATTTTCATCACTAGTATTCAGATCCTTAACACTACTATTTTCATCACTAGTATTCACATTTCTAAAACTATTTCTATTTTTACTAGTATTAACGGGTGCAGTTATAATTTTTTTCATAGTACTTAGTTCATTCGCATTTGGCATAGCATTTGTCACACCAGAATCAGTATTAAATGTAGCAGGTTTCTTATCAGTCCCAACCACTAAAAGACTAGGGTATCCTTCTATTTTAGAATTTTTGAGACTTGTATTTTCTAACTGATCATAATGCACACTTGCCATATTTAATTTTCTTCCCTTAGTTGACTTTAAAGGAGACCAAACGTTTTCTTTGTATGTATTGCAGTGACCGCACCAATCAGCGTATACTAATACAACCGCCATAGGACCTTTAGTTAGCATATTTTCAAACGCCGGAATATCACTACTAGAGCGAACATCCATAGGTAAACTAATTCTTCCCATTTTAGTTACTCTTTTTACCATCTAATTAGTTCTCTTATTTTCTTCAAATATATCAGGTCATGTGGCAACAACCATTATATGAATTTTCAGCAGTATCTTTTAGAATTGTTATTATTATAGCACTAGGTGTTCTTGGATACAGTTTTTATAAAGGTTCAGCTCCCGGTTATGTAATACTTTCCTCACTTGTTTTCTTATACCTTTTTACATTCTTTATGGGTCGTGAATATTTACGAGAAAATTTCAAAACAACAAAAACATCATGTAGTGAAGTAAATAGCAAAGTGTTATCTAGTGA